CCTCTGCTTTCTTGTTCGGGAAAGGATATAACGACCTAATGCCTGGTAATCCCTCTTCAGGAGACTCTGGGAAATACTATTTGCACACTTTCCGTATTCGAAGCTCGGATGATGTCGTTGTTTTCAACGCAGATAATCCGAACACCTTCCCTTTCGGCTTCTCTTCAAATGCGAGGCTGTATATGCACTTTAAGTTCACACACTCTGTCTCAGGAGACGATTCGGCAGTATTTAGACTTAGGGAAGCGAAATCGGAAGCCACGTTCTCTAGTCCTGACGGGTCTCCTGCGGACACAACAGGTTGGGTGGCTCCTAGCATACACGCAAGTATCGCAGGGTTATCTAACTCCGCACCCAGCGGAAATTACGTTGAAACGACCCTACCTAATTCTACGGTGAGTAACACGGACAATGACGCTCAGGTGTCTTGGGATTTAACCGTCGGCACAAGATACCACTTGCAAACCACTCAGTACGACAACAACCCTGACTTTGAAGTCTGCCTAGAAGCGAGAGCTGAGGACAGCGGGGCTTCTTGGGACACCACATACTCTTCGTCAGACACGCTCGAATACACAGAGCTTCTCACTAACAATGATGGTCTCGAGACCACATGGAACCACTTCTTTACAATCCGTAAAGACGGGTTCATCATCTGGGAGCAAGATCCTTCTGGGTCTTAATACTCTTTTTATACACCCTTATCCTCAGACCAATCAAAGGAGAAACTGATGTTTAACATTCAAGGATATGTAGAAGTCACCCTCAAGGACGCCCAAGGCAATGTCCTACAGCACGAAGAAGGCCCTAACACTGTTGTTCAAATGTCGAATAACATCCTCATGGACTCAATTCTTCCTCGTCTAGGCTCAAACGGCGGTGCGACTGCCGTAGCTAACAGACCTGAAGGATCAAACATGGACGATGATACCGCATTCCCTAATGGTGGTAATTACATCGGACCTGCTGGAGCGAGCACTAACACTTCAGCCGCACACACGATTAACAACATCGGCTATATCGCTGTGGGTGACAATGTCGGAACAGACTCTGCGGGTAACGCCCACCTTATCGGAGACCAGAACACTGACGTTGGGAGTCCGAGCACGCAGGTAAACATGGTGGACGATTCTTTCAGTCTCACTAGCACAGCCCCTTACTTCGCAAGGATTGTAGATTCGGTGTCTTTCCCTGCATATAACAAGATCCGTTTTACCTCTACGTTCGCCACTACGGAAGGTAACATCACAAACGGAATAGCGGAGATCGGGCTTTGGACTGCGGGAGACAACGTGGACGCAGAGGGGTTTGTAAACACCACTACTCCTACCTCGACCTCCAACATGAGGCTTTTCGCGAGAAAAGTGCTTTCTAACACCATTACTAAGACCGACGATGGTACGCTTGAGATTAGCTACACCATCACACTTAACGCTTAATAATGGGTTGAAGTAGGAGGGGATCTTTTTAGTTATTTTATCACCTCCATGTCATACCCCAGAACTTGTGGAGGAAAACATGATCAAATCTAGAATAACACCCCCTCGTACTTCTGCATTTAACTTAGGATTTGGCTTCAAAGAAGCACAAATTCAAGTGAGAGGCGATGTCTTTGCAACCCTCACGTCCCCCTCTGGGGATGAAGAGATTGTCATAGATAAATCGAACATCTACACCCTAGACGGTGGGGTTCTTGCCGCGATCCTCTTTTCAAATAATGCAGGAGCGGGTAACGCCCGCTTTGTTAATATGTTATCCGTGGGTACGGGTGCATCTGGGTCTCAACAGAGCCCTGATATCCCCGACTACCAACAAAGGGGGTTGAATTCCCCTCTGTATAAAAAGACTTTCTCTAGTGTACTCTATCGAAAAGCAGACGGCTCTTTGAGTGAAGACGGTAACGGTAACCCAATACCTACAAACATTGTAGACTTCACCACCACTTTTGAATCCGCAGAGGCTGTAGGTGCGTTGACGGAGATGGGTCTTGTCTCCTCTTTGAATGAGACACCTACGGGGTTTGTAAGCAACCCAAATAATTTCCCTCAAGATAGGGACATCACCGAGAATATCAACGCTTACGACACTTTAGTGAATTACCTCACCTTTCCTGTAATCAACAAGCCTAATGGGGCGATACTCGCGATCACATGGCGACTTACTTTCTAAGAAGGGTTGATTATGAAATTTCTTTCCTCTACCAGCAGAGACCTAGACCCTAAGAACTATGCTTGGGACTCTGTAGTACACCAATTCAACAGGCCACTGCTCGACAGTGAACTCAACTTAGCACAAGACTTGTTGAATAAGAAGCTCACTACACCATCAGGAGTTCTCTCTTCTCAGGCAACAAGGGATGCAGGCAAGATTGTATTTGAAACACCCTTCACAGGAGATAGTCCAAACAAGGTTTCTAACCCTTCTTTCCTCGCTAATACTCTGAACATTGAGAGGTTCAAGGCATCCGTAAATGGTATGCTGGTTGACGTTAAGGGAACCAACTCCACAGATCCAAGCATGAACCGTGTTACTCTTTCAGAGCCTCTAGAGACAGGTAGTCTTGTAGACTTCGTGTTCCTTGAAGTATGGAGAAAAGAGGTCACTCCTTCTATGGGTGCACGGGCGAGGCTACGAATAGCAAGCCCTCTTGACAATGACACCCTCTCCTTTGCAGACAGTGTCACCACTGTTACCTTAACAGCGGGTGTGGATTTTCAAGTAAGCAACTCTAGCCCAGAGACAGCTCGAAACCTCTCTGATGCAATCAACAATCATGGAGGGCAGGGACTAGGGCTGACAGTGGGTAATGTCAAGGTGACTTCTGAGACGAGAGGCACGCAATATCTCTTCCTTAGTTTAACAGGCGGAAGTCAGGGCAACTCTCCCACTTTTAACATTACGCCTAATAGCACAGGGGTAACTGTAGTAGGTGTCCCCGCAGGCGGGTCAGATGGAGAAGGTAAGCCGAACGCCAACAAGGTCTATTACGCAGGCAATCTGGATAGTCACAGCAGCCTATATCTAGACGACAATATCCAAGACCCTACCCTAAATGTGTCTTCGAGCAGAAGAGTTCAGGTTCAATACCGACTGAGGGTACACCAAATCTTTAACTATGCTGTTTCCCAAAACATCTTTGGATTTGAACATTTTAACCTTCGAGCTCAGGGGTCTAACCAAGCCCCCCTTAACAACTTCTCTTTTTCCAAACACATCGAAGATACGGGGCTTTGGTATTCGGGGTCGGGTTCAGAATCTGATTCAGAGAATCTAGGTACGGTGGACGGCTATATCTATGCGATCCCTGTTGCTTTTGTCTATCGAAGAAACAAGCCCGTTAGTGGCACAGAGGGGTTTCAACCGCTCGATAGATACAATACGGGAGTTCTACATGACCATGATGGAAGTTCGCTCTCTGGGAACATCTACATAGATAATGTCCCCGCTACAGATTCAGACCGCCCTGATGGTTTGTTCGCTGATGAGATCTCCGAAGAAGATGTCTTGGATCTGAGGAGAAAGGTGTTTCCTCAAGGATTAGATTTGTCTTCGGAACTGAGACGCCAATACCACTCTCTTTTAGACGGAACAAATAAGACTTGGATTGCCTCAGCTCACAATCTAGCGGATACGGGTAATGGGACGGCGGGGATATCACACACACCTCTTATGTGTGATGTTTTTGGAAGCTCCGCTAACACCTTGAACATAGGCAACCATAAGAGAGACTTCAATCACTTTTCCAGAAGGTTCTCAAATGCCCCTGTTGTAGAGAGGGTCTTCATCGTGATCTTGCCTAGTGCAGGAGGCAACCCGCAAGGTGTTTCTTACACAAATTCCCACCCTGTTCAAACGGGATGGCATGAGGGAGATGTGGTTGAGGTTGATATATCTCAACTCGACTCTAAGGGAGACATCAATTGGCAACCTCTAGATATCCTCCACACCCCTGTTAACGGCATTAACCTACCTGCAGGTACGAAGGTAACAGATATCGGACTCTGTTGGCACAATGACGGACACTATGTGAACACAATAGCTCAAGACGTTGTATTTACTAGCATCTTGGGGCTTGGTACTGACACGATCACTTTGACCTTTGCAGAGAACAGTCTCATATCAAATGGAGGCACTCTTGCTGGTGCTGACAGACCCCTTGTTAGTAAGGACTTCGCGGTGAGTGGTAGTGTCAACACTGTCTTGGTGGAGTTAATATTAGAAACACCATCTGGAGATTTAGGGCTAACAGGATTGGTCAGTGAAATACCTGACACGCATAAAGGCTCATACTCTACAGGGTCTGTCATCCCCTTAAATGATCCTGAGAACCCCCAGAACCTCTATCCGAGTGTCGGGAATGGGGTGACATCCCCGATTGTGAACTTCAGAAAAGGCAAAAAAGAAGTCACCCTAGAGTATGTCTATGGGCTGAGAACTGATAATTTTGTGTCCAGCAACAGCTCATTTACACGGCTACCTCACAGGGTGTATGGCGATACCTCTACTATCGTAATGACGGATATTTCAAACCCCGCAAGCCCTACTGTCCTAAATTTAGATTCTGCAAACTCTAAGTTCTCACACTCAGAACCTATTTTGAGCTGGGTTGGAGGATGGGTTAGTGGCCAGAGGGCAGTTGAAGTCCAATACCACCCTGTCCTTCCGTACCACGCTACGGACACCTCAAATAGTAGTGTGTTCGTCTTTTACAATAGAATTGCACCTCAGACGTGCGGGTCGGATTTCCCTCTCGCACAAGCCAATATAAGCACAAGTAGCGGTGGTGTTGTACCTGTTGAGTTGGAACTCCAGCCTTTGGCTATCGGAGACAACATTACCTCTCTCTCAAGATCCGACTTCTCTTATCCTTTTGAAGAACCTCTTGAGCAGTTGGCTTCCGCACCTCTGGCGGAGAGTCAAGGATACAATGAGTACCTTGTCTTAAACAGCAACGAGGTCTTCTTAGACGACCTTACTATTAACACGGGAAGCGTAGACCTACCTGCATTGGTGCCAATATCTTCTAACACCAATATTCAGCTAGGGAGTACCTTAACCCCTCCTGTGAAAGACAACTACAATCGTGCTTTATACAGGACAGTGATTGAAGACACATACTTCCCTGCGAGCTTTGCTAAGAACCTTTCTAACATCAGCAGGCACTACAAGAACGTCGCCCCTTGTCTGATGAAAGTAACCTCTGACTCTCACACCCTCTTCAGAAAAGGAGAGGTGGTCTTGGTCTTATTCATAAAAACTTCTAGCTGGGGGCAGAGTGTCTCTGTAGACATGAGGTCTGACCTTAACACTAATCTTGTTGTAGCTTGTGTTTACCGCACTGACAATCTCATTCTCTTGGGGGAGTAATCAAATGCCAAAGAAAACAGTAGAGACCGATTCCACCACGGTTGCTTCCTCTCAAGGTACAGATCATATCAGCATGGTATCTTCAGGTAGCTCAAGTTCGGAGTTTATCGTCAGAGCCTCTGACATAAACTCTTCCAATAACTTAGGAGGGTTCATTGGGGAGAACGTACAATCTAACTTGGATAGTCTCTCTTCAGAGGCAAGAAAGAACAGACCCCCCCTTATGGGACAAGATCCCGTCACCTTTCAAAATCAATCGGGTGCATCTGCGACTCACGACGGGAGGCCTGATTGGGGAGCTACGAAGATAGTAGACACCCCAGCTTGGATGCACCGCAACAGGGTCTGGGTAGAAAATCGAGAGATGCCCCACATTGGTTTTGGACACGCACAAGACGACGCTACGTTCACAAACTTCAAATGGGTAAATGAAGGCGGGGTTTATGATACAATCAACCTCAACTATAGAGACAATGACCAAATGAGCTATTATGGGCTAGGGGACACCCAATTTACTCATGTTCTGTTCCCTCAGATCTCTCAGTCCGTGCCTCGATCTTCTTTCTCCTATGTAGAAGACAGTCTGATCTACCCCTTCTACTATCAAGAATCAATCTTCGGTAGTGAGACAAGGAGCGACTTCTTCAATGCCACTACGAGTAATACTCTAGGTATGAGTTCAGGTAGAGGCAGGTCTTCTTTTGGTGTCAAAGAAGGAGAGCCCTCAACTGCGGTAGCTCCAATAAGCTCTCAGGCTTATCAGCCTTACCTCAGTAAAGATCTCTTTGACAATAAATCAAACGATATCGGCCTCGTCATCTCTGGGACTCTGTTCCCCGCAGATCGGGGTGTCTTAGCCCTTATTCGCTTCCCTTCTAATTCAGACTCTGTCTCTGCAGGTATTAACACCCCCGCAACAGACTATAGCGAAGTCTTGAGTCGTGTTGTCGGTGCGATCAACTTAGGTCAAGGGGTGGGGCAGAGTGACGGTTTACCTGGTGGCAGTATCTTCAGTACATCTGAAGGCTCTGACTTCCCCTCCCTCAGATCAGGGCAACACGATCTCTATGAGTTACACACAGGTAACTACGTTCTAGGCTCACATAGAACAGGAGCGAACCCCAATCTCACAGCAGACCCTACTATCGGTCAGGTCAGGTTGCTCACCGACCCTCTAGCATTTAACGTAGAGGATAACCAATACCCTCTTGGAGTCCCCATACTCTTCTCTCCATACGAGTACTCCACATCAAGCAACACAAAAACCCTTGTCGATAATAGGAATTTCCTCTCTTATCGCCTCCCCGTGTTAGAAGACTACTCTCCAGACGGGATGGTCACGCAAACAGAAGAAAGGGATAGGTTTTTTGTTAAAAAGACCCCAAACCTAGATCAAGAGAACCCTGAGTACCGAACACTATTCTCAACAGCGGGGGGCTTCGTTACCTTTGGGGGGAAAGATAACTACAGCTACCAAGTAGCGAGGTATCGACATGTCGTAAATCTCATGGATCTTGCCCCAGATACCTATGCGAACATCACCGCATTGACTGACAACCCTGAATACAACTTCGGGTCTTTCGCTCTATTACACTTCAAAACAGAAGCGGGTTTTGAACGTCTTGTACGCGACGGCATACCCCCCTCAGATGAGGAGCTATACAGTCAAAATCTTTTAGACTACTCTGATCTTTCTGAGAACATCAGAGTTGATCAAGGTACGGTTGGAGGAGATGGGATCGAAGATGGGCGAGAATCCTATGCCTCTGCTTTAGGTTTGAGCCTGTTTAGGCCTAATGTCTGTTTCGAAAAAGCTAGGTTCAGTGACAGACCAGCCAACGCCGAGATCAATGCAAGTGTCAAGACAGACTACTTGTACCCAAACTACAACTCAGCTAACTCTTCAAAGATAAACAGAGACAATAGCTATTTCTCTTTCATTTCGGGTGTGATCTATATCTCACCTACGATGCCTTTTGTCTATGAAGGACACCCTGATGAAGACGGCGTCGCGATTGATCTCACACCAGAAGAAAGTAAATTCTCAAAGATAAGAAATGAAATCCAAATCACGGGTACGGCTGACGACAACGATCTAATTCGATGGGTCGATTCAAGACCCTCAAAAACCTCTACTGTCAGACCCCACACCCAGCTCTTATCGAGTTCTTTGACTGCTCAGAATAACATTACTGCATTAGATAGCACGTTTAATGATTTTGTGCCTACAGGTCAAAGTGTGTGGGTTGAGGGGTACTCGGGATCTTTATCGACAGAGGTTTACGCAAAAGGGGATGCCGTAAAGCCGATATCTGACCTTTCAGCCATAGACCCGAAAGACGGACTCTGCACCCTATCAAGCTCTGCGACTCGGACTTCAATTCTGATCAATAACCCGCACAGACAGTGGTCAAACGTAGGCGTCGATGTTGTGATCGACGACGTTGAGACCGTTCTAGGTAACGCGGTCACTAATGACTCAAAGGTCTTATATCACTCAGCAAGAAAGATCTCTCTACTTGAACTTCATGGTTCAAGATTATCTCCATCGGGGACAACTCTTGGGGGTACTTCTATTTCTTCCATATCCGATGTATTTAGCCCATACGGAGACGACGGATACCCTGGGGGCAATGATGAGAGTTTCCTCCACGGTTATGTTTTTGCTTGGTGGCAGAACACAACAGCAGATGTCAGCCAAGACTACAACCCAAAGACATCAGGTCAATCCTTCTCTGTGTATCGGTACGACGAAGAAGGTTATAAGGTGTATCAGAATCTAGAACTTCTCCCGATTGGAGGGGTTATAGCTAACGGATACGCTCTCGAGCTGTGTTCTGGCTGGAAGAGAGTTGATGAGAACGGAAACGATGTAAACACATCTAGCACGTTTAAATACCCACAAGACCGACCCGTATATAGGCCGACCGAGAGCAACTTCGAGAGGACATCTTTAAGATCTCACGCGGACGCTAAATTCCTCATGGTTAAAGATGTGGAGTACTACATCGAATGTTACCCTTCAGTACCATTCACATCTGGGTTAGGGCCTGATCCTTCTACTTACGATGAAACCACCGTGAACCAGACAATCTTCACTCTTGGAGGTTCAGGGTACTCTGACCTACAACTAATCATTGAGGGGGAAGAGAATCCCGCACAAGATGTTTGGGCAGGTTATTTGGGGACTAATGGCTTATATTCTAACTTGGGTGCTGTTAATGATAGTCAATGTCAATGGCTTGGTGTTAACCTAGACCCAACTCAAGCCCCTTACAATGTTAGCCCTCAAGCAGATCTCGGTAACACGTCTCATGTCAGGGGTGTCATTTACATAAGGAGTTCTAGCTCCTTTTCCTATGACGCGGCGAAGCCTCACCCCCATCCTCAACCTAGTGTTGACTACAATGGACACATCAATTATGGAGTCTCTTTCCTAGAAGTAGCTCCAACGGGGAACAGGGAGCTTCCTGAGTATGGGAACTTCACACAAGACGTAAGAGGGTACATCACAGTCTCAGGACTAGGTAATGAACCATTCTACACAGAAGATCAAATCCACGCAACTGCACCTGAGTACAATTCTAGAATACCCCTTAAGTCATTGTTCACACTCAGGAAAGACACCCAAGAAAGGTTCTTAGATGAGTCTTACCGAATGGAGTCTAGCCTCTATCACTTGTTGCTGACGCCAGACGATCCTCTATCTACCACAAGGTATAGCAATACCTCCGCAAGCAACAGCTATGATCCCTCATACCTGTTCGGTGCCAACAACTTCCTTATTGAGAATCTCCAAGGGCCAGGCATCCCTCATGCAGGGTCGGGTATAAACAAAGGGTACATCTGTGTTCCTGTTCGAGATGAATCAACAATAAGTCCCGAACTCTTTACTCAGTTGAGAGATTCAGATCCTGCAGATGATCTTTTCCGAAGGACGGCGGGTCATGGTGGTGCAGGCTACCTGCGAAATAGCTGGCATGTCAGAAGATCCTCAATGTCCTCTGACCTCGCTGAAAGTGATTGGAGAGAAGCTCAAGTCATCGGTTTCCCTGACATGACGCGAAATCTCTTGAGTGGGTCAAAGTACGGAACACCCCCTCGCGGCATCCTTGTTTACCCACACTTAGACTTTGACGGCAACAGTCCTTTCACTCTAGAAGAGCAAACCGTGGGGAGCAATAACCTCATCAGCTCGAACGAAGGATATTTCTTACCTAACGCAGGAAAGGGGTCTTCTGACACAAGAGAAGGTACCGATTGGTTAGATGATGATGGGGGCAACGGGGGCGTTAGCTTAAACCCTAAGCTGAGACACGCCCAACCTAACTACAACAAGGCTGCCCTCTTGAGTGACTTTGCAGACCCTAACGAGTACCCTGATGTGGGTTACTTGAGAGCCTTTGATGTCAACTTTGGGAAGAACCCATCTCTTACCCCCCAACACCCTTATTGGAATCAAGATTGGAACGAAACCACTTCTACAGGGACTATGTATAGGGGCGGAGGAGGGGCTCAGAACTACGGCTTGATTGAGAAGAAGCAGTGGGTGAGGGTGATGCAAGACTCAAGAGGCGAACTTGAATTTGCACCTGTGAAGCTAAGGCTCGTCGGCGTCGATTGGAATATGATTTCGTTCATGGACACGGGATACCCTCTCCAGAAGAGAGACGGCATGGTTCACGAAGTAGACGGAGGCTACTACTTAGTGAAGAAGAGAGTGATGAGAGTCTTTGTTAAAGTACCAGGCCTCACCTCTTGGCTCGATGTCGGCGTGTTCGACAACCAAGTAGGGGAGTCTTATCGGCAGTGGAGGGGTGATAAAACGGACTCGAATGTTGGTTTTGCTGACCCAAATGGGGCGACCTCACTGAAAGACAGTACGGAATTGGATGGGGCGGGCTGTTGTATCTCCTACTCGGAAAAGTTTTTACCTGAAGAAGGACTCGTCTGCCTAGATTTGGACTTAAATCTAGGCATGATTCCATCATTCAACTCATGGGGTGCGGACGAGAACTCTGCGATAGGTTATGACAGTAACTTGGTTTCAGATGAGTATCTTGGCTTTGTTAAAAACCTGAGAGTAGACAATTGCCCCTCCGACAGGGTTTACTTACATAGGCAAAACAATAAGTCTGCGAGAGACGTGGGCATAAATGGAGCTAAGAACTTCGAGTCTCCGATCCTCGTTAAGGTTATACTCTCACACCCAGAACACCCTAAGTACGAAGTACACCCAGATGACAATACGAAGCTAGTCAACTCGACAGATATTGATGACTTGACTCTTGAAATAGCGGATATCGCTAATGCGACCCCTAACAACGTCTCTATTGTAGATATACGCCCTTCTCCTAACACTTCATATCTTGGGCATTCATGCCCACCAGATGACAGAAGCCCTCTCTGGTCTCGCAGGGGTTTGATGGGTATAGAGGTGCTTCGACAAGACGGGTCTAACTATGATAGAGATCACGTCATGGGACGACCTGATTACACAAGTATTGACCTATATGGTAACCCCACTCTGTATTATGGGAGAACTGAGAACGGTCTGGTCTATGAGACGTATGAGATGTCTACAAGTGCTTTGACGAATAAGAGAACTTACACACATGGGTCTAATGTATCACCTTCAGAGCTAAGCTCCGATTACAAGAAGCCCGTGAAAGGAGAGGGTTAATGCCTGCTATATTCAAGAGATCGGATGATGACCTCATTCAAGTCTTACCTTCCTACTCAAACTCTCTGCTGACAGAGATGAAAGGAAAGTACGTTATAGACTACCCTGAATTCTTGGAGGTCAATAGGGAGATGACCCAACTCGATATCTCTCTACCTATAGCAGATATCAAAGCTAATGTTAAAAGCATCGCTGAAGATAAGATGAGACAAGCGTTCCCCCAATTTGAGACGTTCCAATTCAATTACCTCGAAGACAGCACAGAGTTTTCAAACATTTTCTCTGCGGACAGCTTTCCTGACCCTCTCTCGAATGCTTTCTTGAGAGCGGGGTATAAGCAAGGGGACACCCCTAATTCTACTTGTGTGCTAGGTCGGACACCTAGAAAGAATACAGTTGAGGGTTCTGTTCTAACAGTAGATTCTTCTTCTCCCTCTAATAGATGCCTTGTGACACTTGAAATAGATGTCGCATCCAGCACACAAGACGGACTTGGTAGGTTCGACTTCAAGATATACTTCAAGGACTGTGTGCGTAAATACACCAAGGATAGCACTAGTTTAGCAGGCACGCCCGCCGACGGCTATTCCTTGAACAAGGCGGGGGATGTCGGATACCAGACAAAAGTAGGCAAGGATAATTTCCTTAGAGTTTATATCTCTGGAGATAACGGCAACTCTTATTCAGAGATTGAGAACCTCACAACCTTCTCTTTCGGTCAAAGAAAAGATACAGTAAGGTTAGCTTTCGTGAATTACTCTGATTGGGACATCAACCTCCTAGCATACACATTGATGTACTGAAAATATAAGGTGACGAGACATGGATGATTTCAAAAGCTACGCAAGCAGAACCCTGAATACAGATAATACTCAATATAAGAATGTTATCTGGCAAGCAGGAAAGCCCCCACTAGACAGCGAATTGAACCTTATGGGTCAGATCGCGACTCAAAACCAAGCAAGCTTAGTTAGATCTCAAGCACATAGCGGGGTTCTTATTGACCCTCGCTCTGCAGACAGAGACTTTAGCTTTAGAAAAACATGGTCGAACTACTTTAGGCTGAAGCCTTTCAGTGCATTAGTAAACGGAAACCTCGTCACGGTTGAAGATCTCGACATTAAACTCCCTCCCCCTCCAGAATCAGGGGCTCGGACGGACTTCGTATTCCTTGAAATTTGGAATACAATCATATCCGCAGAAGGATCGGGAGCGGTAACTAATAAGCCTACCCCCACTACGATATACCAAAACGGTAATGTGGATGGTCAAGACACTCTCGAAGATGAGTTGGTAGACGGACAGGTTGGTTTTGAGACGACAAAGAGAGTACAAACACAATACCAAGTGAGAGTCGTCAGTGGCGTTGACACCAAATCACACCCTGAAGGTATTTCAAGTCCTCTAGTGACTGCGGTAGGCCCTACAGACGGCCTCGCGAATCAGCCCTTTTCAAACGTAACAGGAGATGCAGGGTTGTGGTCAGCGTCCGTTAATGACGTTTACCTCTCAGAGAACACCATCTATGCAATACCTCTTTGTTGCGTGTTTCGACGCAATGAAGAACCTTATAGGGATGTCGCAAATGCAGGTGGGCCTAACCATAATGGGGCGGTAAACCGTAAACCATCTTCCACTTCTACTAACGACGCGACTTCTCTTGTTCAATCTAGCCTTACTGTCGCTATTACTAGAGATCAAATAGGTAACGTCACACTCTCTGACCTTGTAGGTTCTGGATTAGATGATTCAGATCTTTTTCCTGCGAACACCTCACGATTCTTTGTTCTCGGGCAAGGCATTAACCGTGAAGTGATCAAGGTTTCTTCCATCGACACAAGTAACAACAGGATAGTTATTGAAGAGAGAGGCGTCGCGGGATCTCAAGCTAAGTACCACATACCAGACACGCCTATTTCCCTGTTTAATCCGCGACCTGACTCAAAGTATGCCGACGAAGTCCAATTCGAAGATGTGCTTGATATGAGACACGCGACGACATTAGGAGAGTGGGACTATCAGTCTTTACTTGAAAGTTCCGTGACAGACCTCTTATTCGGAAGACTTAAGACTACATACAAGCAAAGCTCCGTCAATGCCTTTAGCAAAGGCACTGTCATTGAAGAAGTCTCTTACCTTAGTAGCGTAGCTTCAAACAGAACACATCAGATGGACTTCCCAAATGGGTATCGTGACACATGGTCTGATGCTTCTTATCCCCAGATGGGTCTGACGCTTTACCTAAAACCTACGGTTGCTACAAATAACGCAGGTCTCAGCACAGAGAACCTCGATGTGAGTAACCAAAACACATGGGAAATTGGACCAGATCTCTCCCCCTCTGCATTCTTGTTCGATACCACACCCGTGCAAACAGGATCTATCCTGTTTCTTACTCTAGACGGTGCTTTAGATAATCTGGGGTATGGGGTCAAAGGTAACACCATTCAAGACAAGGGTATCAGGTTCATCGCCCCCTCTGAGATAGGGACGCTTGGTCAAGTGAAGAGACCTCCGTTCATCATCGAACAATTAGGTGCTGAACACAACAACCTGAGTTATCCTACTTTCGAGAGTAACTTTGAAAAGCCCTTTATCGTACTAGGGAGACTTAGAGGAGCTGAAACTTTCACAACCTCTACCTCAGACCCTGATCGCAACAACCACAACTTTACAGTGCTTTATAAGAAGACGGCATACTCGGATTCCGAGATGTCGATTTCACAGGGTGGTGTGAATATAGATTTTGATGAAGTCTTAGCTCTTCAATTGAACTCAATTCCTTTGACTCAAGAGGACATCAGCCTCATCTCTTCATATGACTCTAGTGTCGTGACCAGAGAAGAATCAAACCTTTATGCTCTTGTGTATGGAGATCCTACAGACGGGTCTAGTGCTAATGGTGTATTTAGAGTCATCTCTGTGTCAGACAATTTCTCAGCCTCCGATTACTATCTTGATGTGGCGAACACTCTTTGGACTCCTTCGGCAGGTATAACAAACACTGTTATCCTACAACCAATAGATGACAGAGGGGTAAGACTTGCTCAAATCGCAGATGGTCTTGATTTAAGAGTAGAGTTCAGAAGCCAAAAGATCACTGAGCTTGATGATTCAATCGCAATTGCAGTTACGAGCTCCGATCAAGCAAGCAACTCACTCTACACTCAGAACGAGTTTCAGTTGAGCGTTTCAATCTTGTACCCTCCTGCACTAGGGGCAACTGCGAACGTGCCTTCAAGTATTCACAAAGTAGGGATCACACCCCCTAACAGAGATCACTTCTTGAGAAACGCACTCAGTGACTTAGATGTTTCTAATGCCTCTGCTCTGCCCCTGATCTCAGGTGAAATCGACCTTCCTACTAAGAACCATATCTCCTTGTGGAATAGGTTGCCCTCTTCTAATCTCCCCACGGGCTGGACTACCAACCTCGGAGGTAGGGTCATCAATGAAGAATCTGATCGGGAGAGTGAGGTCTTTAAAGATGAGGGATCTAAGACTCTTATCCTTAGACCTTACCAGAAGAAGCAGGTTATTCTCCACCAGCACATCGAAGCAGCTGACCAAATTCCCACAAATTACTCAAACGGGCAAACTCTTGTAGATGGAGGCGGCCTCTTTGTTAAAAAAGGCGTGTATAGATTACCTGAAGCCCTAGTGCCTAGATTCGGTAGGCAAGACATCCCGATGCATACTCGGACATCTGGGAGCGATTCTTTCCTCTCAGGTCTAAATCACATATTCGCGGATAAAGTGACCGTCTCCGACGAGGTGTTTAACATTGTCGGAGGCGTCTCAAATGTCGGCAACCAAGGGGTTGAACCTGTCCTCTTTGACACTCAAGGCAACTACGGCGAATACGCACAGAGTCTGGCGACTGTGAATGCTATTGGTGTGCGGAAAAGAGAAGAAGGAGGTATTGCAGGAAATCGTACAGACTCCCTCCTTGTTCCAACAAGTGATTTTGGCACTTCACTACAAGGTGTGGAGCTCCCCCCTTATTACGGAGTGGCTCGCATCTATGGTGTCTATGACAGGGAATCGTACATAGCCCATATTGCAGGCAACGGTAATACTAGTGGTCACAACTCTGAGCGTGTTCTGCCTATTGATGCCCTCACTAACGGTCTATGCCCGAACTTGTTGAGGACAGATGTCTCAGACTTCACTCTCTACATCAACCAGAATGGTGGTAATGAAGATGTGAATGACCCCTCTTACGGTGATGCACACACCTATGTACTCACAGAACACGCCATAGACATCACAAGAAGCCCTAACTACAATGACACGAAGTCCTTTAAAGACTTCGATTATGTCATAGAGGCTGTTGTCTTCGGGTTCGCAGATGGGTTCATTAATAAAAACCAAGACGTACTTCTCAGGAAATATAATGGGTCTGGGGTACTCAGAAATGCGGTTGATACCAGCAAGATCACAATAGACTCCGTGATCCCTTTTGCCCCTCCTCAAGGATCAAAAGTCGCAGTCGCGTACAAACGAACCGTTTATCAAGGAAACCCCTTCTTTACAAAGGGCGTAAATATTCTTGATGACTCGGATCAAACCCTACCTTATGGCAGAAAGAGTGTAGACGACCTACAGCTCGGCAACAGGGATCAAAACACCGTTGAATTACCCAACAGAAGAAACCTGCAAGTTCTCGCGAGCATGGACTTTTATACCACTCTAGGTACGGGCAAGCTCGGCGGTGAAGTTTACCCTACCACAGTGACGGACATAAACCATACTGAACACAAGCCTTTCAGGAATCCGACCCTATACACAGGGGCATACCCTAGTACGAAAACCTCCACATTTTCCCAACCCCCTCAAAAGGGAGGGTATGCAACGATCTTCCTTTTTGATAACATCGCGATCATAAATAAATACGCGACCGCGACTGTCTCGTTCTCAAATTCCAAAGAAAGCTTTAGCTTTCCTTTTGCAGGTTACGCAGACGCAACCATCATAGCGACAGAGCTCATGAACTTCCTGCAAGGCAGGGGGTATGAGCTTTCCCAAGTTACGGGCGACTACACGCATGCAGGGTCAGATCACAAATACTATGGGATTTTGATCCGTGAACCTTATGCTAACTATAACACTATAATGTCTCTAGATACTCAGTTCGCGGGGAGAGATCTTCAGCTCTTCGAAGGCGTGCGGGAAGCTCCTATGAGCTTCAACTTCTATGATTCCGTTGTTGTCGGTAACAGAGAAAATGAGTATGGCCTCCCAAGTAGGACGCGAACCTCTGTGTCATTCTCTAAACCTTCGTATAACCCAACAAATGCGGGATCTGGCATCACTCCTATATCTCTCGTAGGATTGACTTCGAGGCTTCCGCTGGGGTCTCTTGTCAGAGACGCAGATTTTGTGTGTGAAGACATACTCAATAACCAATCAAGCTACCTCTTCTCCTCTACAGGGAACATCTCTACACTGTCCAACAGTGTACCCGTCAACCCTGATGGCAGACCCTATTCAAGGTCTGTGGGCGTGTCTGGTGATATTCTCCAAATGACATCTGGAGACCTAAGTCAGTCTGTCCCTTTAGCTGAAAGCAATAACTATTACTCTGTCTCTAGAGGAAGCGGTGCTGTCTTCGGCAGTTCTGGAGATGTAGCAGGTTCTCCTTTCAGCTTCCTCACGACATCTCTTAACGAAAGTTCAAAGCCTGTACTCAAGGGGTCGGCACTGGCGTGTAGGGCGATGCTTGTAAAGAACTTTTATGAAGAGTTTCAAGGAAACGTTAGATCCTACGGGGACGAACTCCAATTACTTGTCGTGACTCACTGTATAGACGGGGCTACAAGATCGCCTCTAACAGCAAACACAACCTCTTCTCAACTTACCATCGGAGGTGAGATCTCACCGACAGGGTATGGAGAAGGGTTTGCCGCCGCTGACAGATACCGAATTAAAGGCAGGCCTCTTTCAAAGACCCATTCAAACCAAGAAGACTTGAACATCAAACCTGCACCTTACAACTCCAAGTAAGTATCCCTAGAGAAACCTATTCTCTGGAGTGAATTGATACACCCCACTTTTAATAAAGGCTAGTTCATGTTAACCGCCCCGCATTTAAGCAAGATTGAAAAGCAATGAAAAAGACAAAAACTCCGACAAGAGAAAGGACACAAGGAAGGGCGAAGTGCAGGTGCTCTAGCTGTGGTGTACTTCTACCAAAGACCAAATTGGGTTGGGGTCTGATCTGGCATGACGGGTCAGGTATGTGTGCCAAGTGTCTGTATAAGTGGCGTAAAACAGGGGGCTACTTTGAAGACCTCAGAAAAAAGAAAGAACGAGCTGAGCAGAAAGAGTTAGAGAAGCTCAGCGTCAACGCCAAAATGGAATATAATTCTTCCAACCCCCAGATTGAGACTTAGATCTGGCGGACTCTCTTAAGATCCCGTCTCGGATCTCGTTCTTGATCCCGAACATGAAAACAGAGGCAGAGGATATAAGCGAAGGGGGGACTTCAAGAAGCATGAGTCTTCGGTACTCTCGGGCAATCTCTTTACTTCTCTTCTTGAAACCAAAATTGAAGTCAACATTAGGGTCAAAAGAGGTATCCTTGACGCTCTCGATATTTAAGCGACCCCCTCGACCTAACATACCCTTATAACGTCTAGTGCCTTCCATACTCCCATGTTCTCTGATAAGGGTGTCTTGAAGAGCTGCCTTGAGTGCTTCCTCTTCGTCCTTGACTAGTATCTTTGTCCGATTAAAAAGACTTTTGAACTTGCCTTCCAGCACCTTCACAAAGGCAGCTACGCTCTGCACCGTGACAGACCCCTTATCCACATAGGACACCTTGTAAGAGAAGTCCCCCTTGAGGCCTATGTTAGAGAGAAGAGACAAGCTCTTCAAGTCAAATATAGCACCCTTGATCTTTGCACGCCTAAAAGAAGTGAAACGGTCAAACTCTGCACCTGTAAAGTCTGCCCCTTTTAGATCCGCACCGTCAAATGTCGCACCTTTAAGGTCAGTACCCTTGAAAACAGCGTCCGTTGCAATCATATTCTCAAGGTTAAGATCCCGCATATCCGAACCCGAAAAATCCCCCCCTCTAACGTCCACCTTCTTGCCCGACCAATCGAACTTGGAGAACTCTTTTTCAACGGCGTTCCTGAAGTAAGCGGTGTTCTCTTTTACCAGAGAGCTAGGATTCCTTTTCTCTTCCTCTTCGAGTTCTCTCTTGAGACTAGAGATCTCGTTTTTTAATTTTTTGATGACCTTTTTTTGATTTCTCACAGTGCGTCCTGAGCTCAGCTTATTCATGGGGTTCTCCTTTTTTTACAATTAGGAGATATAAATAAAGTATTAGCCCGAAGCGAGATTCTGCCCTCGCGGGGAGCAGAACACAGAGTAACGCACACCCAATATGGGGTGTATGTCAGAACCACAGACTATGGCTCCATGTGAAAGACCAGGACTAGTGAGACTGATGCTTGAACCCGATATTGAGACTCCTGTATTACCTCTAATGGAGACGGCATTAGAGGTTAAAGATACACTAAGCCCCGCTGAGACTATCACGCTCCCCTGAGGGGAAGCAAACTTACAACCCGTAACGTCAGTCGTTTGTGTTGTGCCTGATACAGACAATGTGTCTACGCCAGAGAGGATCGTCTTTGTCTCTGTGCCTACCGTCACTTTCCTAGTGTTTGTAGCGGGGCCTACAAACGTCTCTTCTTTACCCCCATAGGCGTTCACATAAGAATCTGAAGCCCCTCCTACGTGACCTGAGACAGGGGTTGCCAAAATCTTGACTTTACGCACTGCACCATGAAGCGGATTTCCTTGAGGTGGTCCAGAAACGGAAATGTCCATCGACCCTACTGCGGTCTGTTTTATATTCTCGGAAGAGAGGTTTAACCCAGACCCCGTAGACAAAGTGAGTTGAGAAGAAGAGTTGAGTCGGATCTCTCCAGCTTGTGAGAAATCAACAAGGGGAGCTTTAAGTGATATTGAAGAAGCAGACTCGATAGAGATCCTTTTTTTACCGACAACCTCTACAGACACCTCCCTCCCATCACCATCTAAGTTAGCTCCCTCCTTAGAGGATAGTCCTTCTATCCGAGTTGTCCCCCCTGACAAATGAAGAGACTCACTCCCTCTGAGTACGGTGTCTTCAGAGCCGATACTTATCTGACTGCTCTGTAGTCGAACTCCACCAGCTACTGTCATAAGAGCGGCATCTTCGGACTCGCTAGATATGAACCCTCTGTACTTCCCTCCTTTTGTGAATGAAGAAAATGTGTCTAGAGTATCTGGCAAGATTGGACTAATGCGTAGCAAAGTCGCCGAGTGGTTCTCAAACAAGGTATCTGCGTCTGCACCGTTAAGTGAACCACTCTCCTCATCTACATCAGGCACTAAAGGAACGCCATATTGTTCAGAACCTTGGAAAGAGAAAGGGTCGTTACCTACAGGTGTGCCTAGAACCCACTCGATAAAGGTAGGTTCTCCTGATTCCCCCCGTGAGTTAGGTGCCCTGTCACTATCAAAGCCATCTGTCTGTTCTGTAACGGGGAGCATCCCATCTGTGGTGTGAGTCAGCTCAATGCGATATTCAGTAAATGCCTCCCCTTCTTCCACCGCATTGGACGCAAGCTCCCTGCCCACCCTGAATATAGACTTGCCTCCATAAGTAATCGCAGACCCGTCAGTCGAGTCATAAAAGTTCTCATCAACAAGACCTGCGTGATACAAGAACCTATAAGGATCAAGCGGGGGAGGGAACTCTCCTTGAAAGCTCGACTCAAAATTGTACATCTCATTTTCATCGAAAACGGAATCAGGGCCTCGCTGAAACAGAGGGTGTGGGGTCAGCTTCCCCGCTTCTATCGGGTCTTTTTCAAAACCGTCTGCCAATGGGTAGTAGGGCTGACCTGAGTTGTCGAGCTGGATAGAGGAATTCCATTGGATTCCATCGGAGAACATCTCTTTAGGGAGACTCCTAGCGTCTCTTTGAACCATGCCACCATAGACCCTAGCTCCCGACATCGCATGAAACTGCTGTAGAGATCTCATCACGATAGCTTGGTCTTGGTCTCTTAAGACAATTTCATTCGACCTGCGGTTACTTAGTAAAACGCTTTCATTTAGCACCAGATCTGAACCCTGAGAAGAACTACCCGCCACGTTACCTGGGTTGTAGTGTCTCATTTTATGTCTTGTTCTTTGGTGGTAGGCGGACACTTGTTGCCTTTTAACATTCGTGTCCACCCCCTCACCAGGAGCAAAGCTCTGAGTAGGCAACCAATCATGACCTAAATAACTAGCCCTCGGCCACCAAGCTAAGATTGCAGGTGTCTTATTACTAGAAGGACCATTACTGTTACCCACAAACCAGCCCACGACGCATTGGTCTCCTACCTCTGGGATACCACCCATGAAATGCCTATTGCCCAAAGAGGGCATCAGCAATTCAACACCTGATAGAGGCTGAGACAAGTCTCCTTCCCCATGTATGATCTGAAGGGTACAACGCATCTCCTCAGAATGAATCTCTACAATCTTGGCGATACAAAGGGAAAGGGCGTGTCTACCCCTTGAAGGGTCTCCCTCTCGATTTGCGATGTCCTGACTTTGCTGAGCTACTGTTTTCCCTTTATTCATGAATTACCTCTCCTCTTGGCTGCGTCTTCATATTTTTCTTTGTCCGTCAAATCGGTAATCGCCTCGCCGATGCTTTCAGTTTGATTCCCAAGCCCATTAAAAGCATCGCCCACCTGATCTATAACCGACCTAAGCATTTTCTGATTACTTGACAATCCGAAACCTTCCGCCCTCAGTGCTTTCTGATGCTCAATCCAAGCAGGTGTTTTAGCTCTTGAAGCACGGAGGGCCTCTGCTACGAGAGGGTTCTCTATATCCACCCTAGAGTCTTCAAGGTTTACCGCATCATACAGCAAAGTCGCCTCTGAGGTAGTTCCCTTACAGGAACACATCGCTTGATTACCTAAGTTAGGTCGGATCTCCGCTAACGTCTTAGGTACATTCTGGATGACCTGCTCGTCTGACCTTGTCATCATCGCGTTAGCCAGAGTTTGGAAGTTAAAGCCTCCTGTGGGATCTTTAGACTCATCGTCTAAGTCTAGGCCGTATGCTTTATAGTACCTCTGAACGACTTCAACACCTTGTGTACTGTAGATCTCAGAGATGCGGTTAAGGATTCTTCTCTTATACTCTTTTTGAAAAGACTCAGAGCTATCAAAGTCCCCTAGACTATCTCTTAGATCCTTTAACTGTTGTTGAGTGAAAATCTTGGACGGGTCTTGTCTTAACAGTGCATCAAAAAGAGTATTTCTCGCAGGAGATAGCCCTCTACCATATTGGTATGCCCCAAACACCTCGTAACCAAGGTCGTCAGAGACAGGGAATATTGGAGAGACCATCTTGCCGTTCTTGAACTCTCTAATCTTCTCTTTCCTCGAAGTGCCACGATAAAAAGCTCCCTTGATATTCGGTCGGAATACCTTCTGAGCCTTTGAGAGAAGAGCACTTATCCTTGCGGATCTTGCCCCCTCTGTTGAACCCCATTCTCTATATAGATCGTCAAAGTCTCGGCCTAATGCGTTGAACAACTGAACATAGAGTTCCGAGGCTAAAATCCTCGCGAAGACTGTCTTATTAGTCACGTTAGGGATTGCGGCGGATAGTTTTTTTGTATCTCCCAAAACGGAAGCTTGAAAATAGAAATCCGATGGGTACAAGGCTGGGATTCTCTGTCGAGACTTAAAAACACTCTTCTTCAACTGACCTAATGTTAACGAAGGCTTATAGGCTCTAGCAATCGTCCGACTCAGGACTGCCACTACATTATTCTTGAAAGCATTTCCGTAATTGCCACCCCTCTCCCATCTAGAGGGGTCAAAAGTCAAACCTACTTCAACCTCTCGCTCGACTAACGTCTGGTTTATTTGGAACGTTAAAGTCTTGATGTCCTTAGTAGGCACATACCCAAACCCTGATGTGTACAGAGTCCTTGTGTTGAGACCTGCAACAACAGCACCTCGCTTCTGGCTAAAGACCACATTGTCTTTCCCATTGAGAGGGTCTGATTCCACCATGTTAATGTCTGTAGGGTCTGCTATCCCTGGCGGATCAATCCTTAACTCAGGAGTCTCTCCTGCACTGTCTGGGTTTATTGTAGGAATCGAAGGGCCTTGATGCTCTCGGCTCGGGTGGGAAGATGAGTAATACCTGTAGTAACCTGGAAGGTGTGGTGCAAAGCTGTTCTTCTTATTCTCTAACAATCTCAATAAGTTAGAGGTATTTATCTTCCCATCTTCGACCTCTTGACCCTTCGCTTTCCGAATAGCTAAGATAAGGTCGTAAACCGTAAAAGAAGCCTGAGCACCTCCTTGGGTTGTTAAAGAATCAATGGCTTCTTCCAATCGGAGCTCAGCTTCTCTAATAATCTTAAGCCTTTCCTTCTCGTTGGTACTAGAATACTTACCTTTGCCCGCGAGCTTCGCTGCTTTCTCCTCGGCTTTGACTTTCTGATAAGTCGCCCCCTCTAGAGCGGACTCCCCTAGAATAATCGACTTAGATTCAGCTTGACCTCGAGAAATCTTGGACGTGCGAACACGCTTACCTTGCTTGGTTAAGTAAGGTGTTCCCTCTTTCTCCAAGCCTAACGACCCTTCTTGGTCACCTATCTTCACAATCCACGGGCCACTAAAAAGATCCCCTCCCGCACCTGTCTTGATGACCCCATACCTCTTACCTTCAATAAGGAGCATATTCCTGTATGCTTGCCTAGTCTCTGTCCCTAGACGACCCATAGATTGGTAGTCTACAGAGAATGTTAAAAACCCAGGATCCATTTTAAAGGGATCTAGAGCCATAACAACATTAGGGAAACCCACGATCTTCTTAGTGACGACCTTCTCATTGTTAAGGTTCGTCCTTGAGTTCGTTGTATATATGTATTTCTCAGGTAATGAAGTGTCCCCTAAGTCAACAGCCTGAGCTGGGTCTTCAGAGTATTTTTTATCTGTGCGACCTGGAGGAATGAACTTCTTCCTCTGGGCTGTCAGAGTGAGACTAGTAGTACACTCACCTCCGTAAGAGAAATTGTGGTTCAAACCCTCGACATAGTAGAAGCAATCATTCTCCTCAATGTAGACAGGATATCCTGGTTTGAGTTCTGCCCTCAAGGGGATAGAGACACTACACCCCTCTGTCGCTTTATTGGCATTGTCTAACGCCACCACACCCGCGTAAAAAGCCTTCCTCGCAGAGTTGTAGAAGCTGGTGTCAAAGGAAAGCTGTTTCCAGCCGTACTTCGCCACAAGTTTATAGTCCACATACATCCCCTTGACGCCCCACTCCCCTTCTAGATTAGTTCCCTTGAGGTTTCTAAAAGGCCCTCCAGAACAGATTACATAAGTGTACTCTGGCTCATTGTGTTCGTAACTAATAGTCAACGTATCTTCCCGATTGATTCTATAGACCCTGTCATTACTAGTGTCCATGTTGTACATCGGAGGCTTGAATATAAGATCGCCGTCTAGATCTTGATAGAACTCGTACCCTATTTTCTCTGACACTTGGTTAGCGAGACTCATCTTGCTTGTGAACTGAGATTCGTAAAAACTGACTTGTCCTAGAGAGTTTATATCTGTGATGAACTCTTGCAAAGAGAGAACATTGACAGCGTCTTCTTTCCCTCCCAATATGGAAGGCAGTTGACGAACGTCTAAAGTCCTTAATACTCGACCTTGAGGGTCTTGAGCTATGAACCCTGCTTTCATCATGTTTGACAAAGCGGAACTTGAGTTTCTTTTTGACACGGTGTGGGGCTTGAGTTGCCTTTTAACAACCTTCTTATATTCGTTGTCCCTACCAGCAGGTGTATTGTCAACGAGAATAGACTGCTCAAAAGTGGTGTATGCACGACCCGATGCACCAAACATCTTTAACCCATATAGTCCGTTGCTAAATCGGTTCTCCAA